CTTTGCATCTTTTTTGAGTTGCTGAGCCTGTTTCCATATTGCTCTTTGCTCATCATTGAAATTTCCATCAATGAGCAACAATTTAGTTATGGCATCGTTTGCCTTCTCCCACTGTACGCACGCGCGCCGAAGAGAATACTCTCGCGAACTACCGTGTTTTCTCAACGCTTGCAAATCTCGTTCATTTATGCCTAAGTTGCGAACAGTATTCTCATGCTTACCAATCCAATCAATTGATTGTAGCGTAGCCTCGACCTCTTGTTTCTTTGCAATTCGGATAGCGTCGATAGCGTGGTCGATAGCGTCACGCATATCTTTATTTTGACGGCGAGCCATTCTCAAGTCTTTGACTAAATCACCAGCCCCACGACCAAACATAGATTGGAACCATCCACCGTCGGGAAGTGACTGCTTTAGTTGTTGGTTAATCATCCCTCGCATCTTTTTCTCTTCCTCAGCCTCTTCGATTTGATTCGGACGCGCAGGTGTAGGGTTAGCGTTCGCTTCCCCTTCCCCTTGAGAAGTGGGTGCGGGAGCGTCTCCGAAGGAGGGACCGCGTATGTTTGTTTTAAGAAGCGGGTGATTGCTCAACATGTCTTGGATGGCGGTCAAATCAATTGCACTCATGACGCATCACCTCACCGCTCCCGTCCATGGCTAAGGGATTACCGTTTTTAAGCCAACAGTCTTTACAAAATCCAAAAGGATAAATTACGGGGCTGTGATAACACTCCCCGCAATAAGTTGACATTAACAGTTCCACCTTTTCAGCGACGCGCCTTTAGGAGTGAGTTTACCACCCTTGCTTGTTGCACCTTTCATTCCACTCATCCGCGCACAAAAAGACTTACGCCTCTTAGCCTTCTTTGAGCCGGGTTTGAGTTTGCTTGGTTTGGTTGTTACAGGAGGTTTGAGATTCGCACCGCTCTTACGCTTGGCGGCGGCACGACCTTTGGCGTTCAATCCACCCTTCTTGCTATGCTTGTTTGGATTGTAGCCGTGGAAAGGTTTGCTCTTTTTCTTGGCTTTGAGAAGAGCGGATGAAATGTCCATTGGTGAACAGCAATTGCAGAATGAAACTTCTTTTGCAATTACCCTACTATCCATTGTTGCTAATTCTTCTGCTGTTATTGGTTCGTGCATTATGTATTCGTAGTTCATCTTAACCACCGTGGGCTTACCACCCACTCCTTGTTTTTTGCTACGCTTGCGTTTTGTCGCCGCGCGCTTTTGACCCGACGACATAGAGCCGCTGGTCTTAGGAGTTTTACTTGTTACTTTGACAGAAGGGCGACACTTAGGGTAGCCCTTAGAAGATTTACTGGCTTTGCTTCGACCACACGGAGGATGCTTACCATCCTTACCTGTGCGCGAAACATCCACCCACTTCTCCTTGAACCAACGGTTCAAGTTCTTTTCAATTGTCATACCACTCGCACCATTTTTTTCATGGTAGTCTTTTGCTTATCCATCAAAGCATAGCAAGGACATTTAGGAGACTTTGCAGAACAATCGTTACCTTCAATCATACAGACGCAGGGGGTCTTTTTCGTGCCACCGCAACAGCATTTATCTTTTTTGAGTTTCATTTCTTTTTGCCTCCTTTCTTCTTCTTGCCTTTGAATTTACCTTGGCAGTATTGAACGGCCCACCCATTTGCATACGCGCTTGGATAAACTTTGAACTTACGCTTCGCCGCGGCTTTACCAGCGGGACACAACTTTTTCTCAAGGTATCCAAACGCGGCATTCCCTGCAAAACAAAATTGGCAATCACAAGTCATTCAAAAACCCCATTCATCAAAAGGAAAAATCAATCCAACAGCCCCATCATTATATCATCCAAGTCCACGATTCGTTCGCGGAACTCTGTGGTAGCCCAATGAGCCAAAGCAAGAGCGATGGCGAAGTCATCGTGTCGTCCGATGCTGTCGAGTCGTCCTTTCTTACTCATACCGAACATCAGCAATTCTTTCTCAAGTTCAGCCATCAGCGAGCGAGAACGGTCGTCACCCCACGGCAGTCGCATCTGTTCGTTCTCGAATCGCAATACCAAACCCATGAGAAGCGACTCACGGCGTTGGCGCGTGGAAATGAATGTTTTGATAGGAAGGTCTGTGTCTGCGCGCAACTCAGTTGCGAAGACCCGCTGGAAGTTGTTCGCCTCTAATTCAATCACATCGGGATTGAACTTCGCGTTAATTCTTTGAATTTCCATAATCTGTGTTCGGAAATCCATGTTCTTACGGCGCACTGCATGAACCAATTCAAGCAGTTCGGGGTTGGTTGATGGGCGACGAAGAACTACCATTACAGTAAAGTCAGCGGCCCTATCGGAAGAGATAGCAGGGTCCCAACCGACAAAGTATTGGTCGTCGGGGTCACCAACTTCGCGGTCAATAATTTTGAGTGTAGTGTCTTTGGCGAGTTGAAGAACGGTCGAAGGGAACAGACTGCTCACATCGTCCATAGGTTCGCAAAGATATTCTCGCGCAAACGCAATCGCAGGCATGTCAGCCCTGCGCGCATCCAATGCTTCTAAGTCCCATCGTTCGGGCCAAAGGGCTATTCCTTTTGCGTTGATTGCCGGATATGTTTCAACAAGATACCCGTCGCGACTCTCAAGTTCAGTGTAAAGGTCAGTCGGAGTAAACGGTGTGCCGACAATCATCAGTTTGGATGTGTGGTGAAGTGTAGGTACAAGAACTTCGTAAAACCAAGAAGCCACTCTCATTAGTTCAGTATCTGTTGTACCCCACAGAATGTCGTCACAGAGGATGAGGTCGGGGTGGATACCACGGATAGCGCCTCCGACAGACTTCGCGCTGATGTTTGAGCCATTGCTAAAACCGAAGAAAGTCTTTGACCAACTGTCAGCCTTCTTCATCTTAGCGAGAAAGGGTATGCCATCAATAAGGTCATTGAGTGTGCGCATGTGGTGGATGGACTGATGAAGACTGTGTGAAATCAAGACAGCCTTCGTCTTAGGGTTGAATGCTGTTTTCCAAAGCATGTAGCCGAGGAACAGTGTTGATTTACCGTGGTCACGCGCCGCTTTGACGCAATAGCGCTTGTGTGATTCAAGATTGTTGAACCATTGATTGTGATGCGTTGAAAGTTGAAACCCAAGAATCTCTTCAAAGAAAAACTTGAAGTCACGCTTCGCGACTTCAAAGTCGATTTCTTCTATTGCTTCAAGGGATAACGATTCCACACACCATCACCTAATCGCTAATTGCTTCATCAAAAGATTCCATCCGCGCGTATCAATGCTGTCTGCTGATAGTGTCAATGGTGCTGAAATAGCCGGCGCTGGCACATCTTCTTCTTCAAACTCGTCGTTGCCTTGCGTCGCTTCTTCAACCATCTCTTTCGCTTTAGGATTACCCTGTTTTGCAGACTGTGCTACTTGTTCAGCCTGTGCAGGTGTCAAACCATGGTATTCGGCAACTGCCGCCGCTATTTGCTGAGAAAAACCTCGGTTCCCAAAATTCTTAGCATTCGCTTCATAAGATTCGGGCTTGTTCCGCGCACCTTCAAGAAGTCTATTGTAACCCGTCCTTCGCGAACTGCCCGGTCGGAAAATCTTCTCGGATTGCGTTCTTGCAAATTCTTCAGCAGGGTCAGCGACGGGTTGAGGCGCGCCTGCTTCGGGTGCAGGCATTTCAGTGGATGGGGTTGGCACATCTTCTTCTTCATACACAGGGGCTGGCACATCTTCTTCTTCATACGGCTTCGGGCTTTGGTCACTGAGCGCTGATTCAACAGGCCCTTCTTCCATAGCATCCTTCGCCGCTTCTCCCGCCGCCGCCGACGCAGGGTCAATCGTTCGCGAACTTTCCCTTCGCTTATTGCCCAACTCTCGGATTTTGTTACGAAGACCACCTAAACCAGCGTTAGGTCCGGCCTCATCAATGTCTGCTTGCAACTTCTTTTTTGCTTCTTCATTCGCATCAAAGTCAGTTTGATATTGATTCATTTGCTCATCGCGAAGAGATTGGTGTCCGGCTTGCGATGCGCGTTGCTTTTGTCGTTGAAGTTCTCCTGCCCGTCCGGTTTGTAATTGGTCTAATTGGTTTTGGTCGCCGCGTCGCTTGATGGTTCTTGCCATAACGCCGTCACCAACGCGCTTGCCTGTCGCATCTTTTTCACCTAAGAGAGCATCCATACCATGGCGAGCAGTATCACCTACGCCTTGCATGAAGTTACCCATTCGTTGCCTAATGCCGGGGAATTTTCGGGCCATGAAATCGCGTGCTTTACCAGCACCAGCGGCCATTCCGCGACCTGCCCCTCTCATGGCTTGACCAGTTTTTTCTTTTGCACTACCATACGCTCTGCCCATAGCGGGTGCGGCGGTGTTCTGTGCGAAGTCCTTTGCTCCAGCATACGCTCGACCCATTGCTGGTCCAGCGGTGTTCTGTGCGAAGTCCTTTGTCGCATTTGCACCAGCGGCAATACCCCTACCTGCCATTTGTGCGCCGCCCATGATGGCGCGGCCTGTGTTCGCCGCGGCATGTCCAGCGGCGGCTCCGTAAAGACCAGCCTGCATAGCATTCCTTGCATTGGGGTCTTGTTGATAATTATCAAGTCCCTGCATGGTTTGTTGAGTTTTGTATTGTCGTCGTGCTTGATGAGGGGATTGTACGGCAGTACCAGCATAGGGTTGTGCCGCGCGGAAATCTTGAGTGACCCCGTATGGCACTTGCTTGCGGATAATGTCGGGATGAGAGTTGTCGCGTTCTGCGACGGCCTTGATGAGTGGTTCCCAAGTATTGTCTTGAGTATCAAACATAACATAGTTCATATCGGAGATGTTGCCGCCTTTCGCGAAAATAAATTCCATAGTTCCAGCATCTCTGCCGTGCTCAATCATACTGCTATTCCATTCTATTTCCCATGTTTCAACCATTGACTGCACCACCGCAAGACTTCTTGATAGCGCGAACCACATCATGCGTCGTGTTAAAAGATTTCGCTAAAACCTCCCAATCACCAAGCGACATGGCTATCGCGCGAACATCAATACTTGACATGCCAACTTGTTGACTTAGTTTATTCATGTCATAGGAATCCATAGGGTCGTATTTTGTCAACAAAGAGCCGCCTGCTTCGTGTAATTGCACGCGCTCCATGATGGTCGCGATAATACCCATCGGGTCATCATCGGATAGTTGAATATCATTGGGATTAAAACCGGAAAACCCTGTCGCACCACCAAACCCTGCGTAGGGGTCGCCCTCAAGCGGCTTTTGTGTGTTCCCATCGGGCAGTGTTGTAATCGGGTCTTGAGGTGGAAGCACATCATTTGCGCCTTCTTGCACAGCACCTGCCGAACCACTGCTTAGATGAGAGGGGAACGAGTCGTGAAGATGGTCGTAGTTGTTGTTGACTTTACCTCGCATTTCATGCATACCGTCGGCTTCGCCAAGAGCCTCAAAATCAATCTGTCTTGCCTCTTGAGATGCAATCTCAATGTAGTTCTGCATGACTGATGGTGGAGGGGCTGAGCGAGATGTGTAAGCCGCGGGTTCTATTCCAAGTTCCTCCGCAGTCTTCAACATAGCCATAATTTCAATAGCGGCTTTGTTGCGACCTCTGTCCCCTCCGCGAATCTTTGGAGCAAAATGGCCTCGATGTTTAGCAACTTCGTGTTTAATATCGGGATTGTCGAAATCAATAGCCCCTCTCAAATTCGCCATAACGGTCTGCAAACCCGTCGGTGAACCATCTTTACCGCGACCAAAAAGCAACTGGTTGATTGGCGCGCGAGCCATGGCTCTTGCAGTAGGTTGGTCAAATCCTTGGTCTTGTAAAGAATTCATCACTTCGGTGGACATACCGCCTGCGGTGCTTGGGGAGAATAAATCGGGGAGTCGTTGAGACAAGATAGCAACGATAGACATTGGCGATATTTGACCATAAGCGGCAGTCTGCGCATGGTCGTCTGCGTAGTGTGAAGGAAACACTGTATTGTCTTTAGCGGTAGGGTCCTTTTCATTTGAGTTGTAGCGGCGTGTAACACCACCTGTAATTTGCTGAGGTTCAATCACATTCTGCTTAGCGCCTAACTGACTGTCAATACCTCGACTTTTAATCTCATCAAGGAACTCTTTGTGAGTGTGAAATGCCGCTGACTCAAGATGAACACCAAGCGTCGGGTGTGCTTTGTTGTTCGCGTGATTGTTGATGAGTCGCCCTTCTTCGTCACGCGTTTGTCGATTCGCTGTCGGAACACGACGAGATTGATGCGCCCCGTAGTGGTTATTTTCGTATTCGGGGTGTAAAGAACCATCTTCATCAAACGGAATGGGGACAGTGTGAAAGTCATCATTATTGTCGCGCTTGATTTTGTTGAACCTCATCGCCGCTTTGTTGAAAATATCTTTCGCTTTTCTCAACGCTTTCTCTTCTGTCGTATGTCCCCCTTTGACTAATTCATTAGCGAGGAAATGCGCGGCTTGTTCTTTAGGAAATCGAGAGCGAACATCGGGTGGAATTTCATCAAACGGTTTACCAGTTATGGAATTGATGTAAAAGTGCGACATTTTGTCGTGCGGTGAATGCTTTGGAGGGAAGGACATTGGGTGCATAACACCATCCTTATCCATGTAGTAAACACCCTTCCCCTTGAGGATGATTTCACCTCTCACGCAATACCACCTCTGCTGACATACAAGTCATACGGGTGCGCTCCCCAACGAGTAGGGTCGTCGTCGGGGTCTGTTTCCGTAGCACCTGTTGGATTGGATGTGTTCCCGCCCGAAGCGTTAGGTGTTGCGCCACTGTCCGCGCCTCCTGCCCCGTCCGCTTTGCGCATCAGTTGACGCAATAGAATGTTGAGTTTGTCAATCAAGTGACGATATTCAATCTTATCACGCGCGGATATTCCTTTCTGTGCTTTCAAGAAGTCAATTGAGGCAAGAATGGAATCGGATGAACCAACACCACCGCCCGCCATAGCAGAAGCACGACCGCCCGCAAGAGAAGTCTCTTCACTCATGTGCGCACCCATAGGTGTTTTCGCGGTGCGCGGTTGACGCATGGCTTTCGTGTGCGGCTTAGAACGACCACGACCACGCGGACCGCGAGTCACCCTTGATTGAGTTGTCATAGTAGGTGTTGGTGGAGTTATGTCTTGAGTGGGTTGATTTTGGCGAATTTGTTGACGCATGGCTTCATTTTCGCGTTGTCTTGGGTCGGGGTAAGATTGCTTTGCGCGAGAACGACCTGTGGATGTTGTCAAAAAACGAGGCGCAGTTCTTTGCCGGTATGTATAACCGGGACTCATCATGTACCCTGCGCGCGCAGAAGCCATGCTTGTCATAGAACCGGGGTTTCTTACATTCCCTGCTTTGAGTGGAGCGCCACTGCCCTTTCTTCGCCGCTTACGCTTTTGTGATTCAAGAGTAATGTTCTTCCGCGATTTTCGCTTTTTACCAGTTTTAGCCCGGTCGCGAGCGCGCACAGTATCAATAGTCGTCGTCTTTTGCGGCTTGTCGCTATCGTAGGACGGCTTCTCGCGCCTTTTACGAATCATCTCAAAAGCATCATCAATGTAGTCGGTGGAGAGCATGATGTTTGCCCCAAGACCACTTGCTTTGGGATTCGCACCATCAATGGCCTCGTTTTGCCCCACTTGTCCAGCCATTTGTCCAACTTCGGCCTGTTGCTTCATATCGCTGTCTTCTTCATCATCAATACTCTTTTGCGGTATCTTGATTTTCATGTGTTGAAGACCTTGCATCATTTCAGCACGCTTTTCTTGCTTTTCGCGTTTTTTCGCTTCGTGGAGAGCGCGCTCTTCGGAATCTTCACGACCGACGCTGGAATCATCTTCCAAATTCTCAGCACTTTGGCGAGGGTTGAATCGAAGACCTTTGGTGCTACCTTGAAGACCACCAGCCATATCATTCACCTCCCATCAACTTGCCGCGAAGACGCGCCCATACTTCGGGAGACTCTTTCGCTAATTCAACTTTGAGGATGTTAATCGTTTGAGCAGTCATGTGCTCATTTGTTGTACCAGCCGCGCGTTCTTGTACGCGCATTATGTCTTTCACCGTCTCACGCACCTCTTTGTGTAACGAAACAATGTTGCGCACATATTGAGGGTCGTTACGGTCTGCATCATCAAGGAAGTGACCAAGTTCGCCGTTGAGTCGCGATAAATTATTACGGATGCTTTGCATTTCTTGTCCCGATTCGACAATGATGAGTTCAGCCGCCCCCTTTTGCACAATGGGTTTGAGGTGATGTTTGATGTGGTGATAAACGCTCGATTCGGGTATTTGAATGTCCAAAGCAATTTCATCAGCGGTCATCGCGCCATTGAAATAAGCCTCTTCAAGATTTTCTCGTTTAGAAGAAGTGCAAAATCCACATTCGCTATTACTTGCCATGTGATAATCACCCATGTGATTTCGGAAATGCCGGTCTGCTGTACCTTCGCGCCAATCCATGTCTTTATCCAAATCCTTGGCGATAACTAACCCGCCTTTCATCATCTCTTCTAATGAGTCGCGACCTTCGTCTTGGCAGAACTTGCAAGAACTACGAGTTACACGCTCCGCCATGACAAAGACCAAGTATCGGTCCGCGTTAAGCATTTCTATGAGAAAGCGACTCAACCGTGTGCCTAAAATTGGCGGCGTGCCGATGACGAGAGCCACGGCGAAGAGTCTTTCACATGCGGCTAAAGATGTTTTGACAGGACAAAAAGCAACTCTCAAAGAAAGAGAAGAAAGGTTGTGGATTTGCTCATCATGCCCCGAACGACAACAAAATAGGTGCGGATTATGCGGTTGCTTTTTGAAAGGCAAAAGTATGCTCAAAAACAGCAAATGCCCTATCGGTAAATGGTCAACCTTGTTGAGAGAGGCGGCGGTAAACGATGCCAGTCGCGCTGAAACAAACGAAGAGCGCGCCAATAATCCAACTCAAGTCACTTGAACTCATTTTTGGGCCGGAAAAGACCAAAATAAGAAAACAACCAAGCGTCAATGCGATAAGTTGCACCATAATCATGTCAACGACGACTGATTTTCGCAAGTTCGTCATGTCGCTCAATGCGCCATAAATACTCGTCATGTCCATCTCATCGTCCCCCTGTCAAAGCAGAGCGCAGGAAAGAGCCGCCTGTTGAAGCAACTGTTTGCATCATGCCGGGGTCGGCTAATGCAGTGTTCAACATGCCTTGCATAGAACTTTGATTCGCGATTGCAATCATTTGTTGGAATTGCATGTTCATTTGTTGAACATTGTTTGATGCGGCATTGAGCATTTGAGTTTGAGCCATCGTCACACTGTCGGGAGTAGGCATACCTTCAATGCCGCTGAAATCAAACGAAAAACCATCGTCACTTTCCTTGATTTTTACTTTTGAAAGCATTTGGTGCATCGAAACGGCAACAATGTTACTCGTCAACGCGATGAGCATGTTCATATTAGCACCGTTGTTATCCGACAGCCACTTGTCAATCATCGGATTGCTGGTAATCATCATTGAAAGAATATCCATTTCAGTAGGCGGCGGAGGGGGCGCGTATGGGTTTTGATAACCTTGTTGCGCGTAATTTGCACCCATTTGGGGCATTTGCCCCGGCACTTGTTGCTGTCCGTTGGCGAGTCCAAGATTAAGCGCACCATTCATTGGTTGCGCGGGCTGATTGTTGTTGTTGTTCCACCACGCCATGATACCACCTCAAGCGCTACCCTCATTTTGTTGTTGCGGTAGCGGCATAGGCATGCTTTGTTGTTGCATTTGATGCATTGCGAGAGCATCTTGTAGCATTCGCGTGTTATTCCCTGCTTGGAATTGTCGCATATCAAAGACAATCATCACTAAATCATTCATACCTGTCGCGGTATTAGTGAAATGCGTCACTGGAATGTTGTCTTGCTTCAACATCGCGAAAAATTGCTCATATTTTGCAAGTATCGGAGGGGTGTTGTCTTTCTTTTTGATACTGCTGACTGGTACAGCCACTACTGAAACACCCTTCTTTAGTTTCGCCTTGAGCGTCCCTCCACTCGCTTCTTGCTCAGCCTCTTCTTCCTTCTCCCACTTGCAGAGCAAATGGTACAGGTGAAGGTGTTCGGGGCAGTAAGTTCCTCGTAATTTACGCCCACTTGTGACATTTTCGCGCGCTACAAAGGCTTCTGCTTCTCCTGTGACCGGATTTTTGAAGTAAATGTCCCATAATGACTGTCCTGTCTCTTCGTCAATGATTTGTTCGTAAATGTTACCCGCCATGCGCAAAAGATGCTCCACATCGCAACCATCAATGACACATCGCATGGTGTTGGTGTTGTATCGGTACTTTCCACCAAATAACCACCTTCTTGGGGACAAAATAGACCTTTTTGTGCCTTTCAACAAGCGATACGCTTGCTTAATGTCCTTTCTTCGCGCCTTTTTGGGGTTAGGATGTTGCGAAGGATAGAAATTTACCTGCGGAACTTCAATGTGAGTGCTTGCTTCACTCATCGCGGACTGTGCAGAAGCCTGTTGTTGCATCTGTGCAAGGCTCATTTGGGTCTGTGCGGCAAGGCGTAATAGGTCATTTTGGGGTGTATTTCCGAGCATTTTGTCACCAACTGAGCATTTCAATCATCGTTTTTTCGACATTCCAGCCGATTTTAGTCGCCATCATGCTGACGCGACATGGAATACCTGCTTTTTGTAGTCTTCGCATGGCCGGACGATGCACATCGAACACTTTATGCTCGCGTAATCGGTTAGATTGCCATAATATGTTCGCATTTTCATCCCACCACTCGTCTGCTTTGTTCGCGACCAGCCAAATTTGCTTAGGAGTGTACCTTTTTCCTCTAATTCGAGTCTTCAAAGAGCGGTATTTCCATCTTTTTTCAATTAAAGCATCAACAAGGAACTCAAAACCACCAATCGCGTCAATAACTTTCGCCCCTTGGCCTCCTAAGACGCGCGTATCGGTCATGAATACAACAATTTCCACTTGTCTGTCCACCATATCGTCAATCCATAGGTTCCAAAAGCGTTGTTGTCCTCCAATATCGGAAGAATGAACCACTCTCTTCTCTCCTTTCCAGCGAAGACGCTTTCGCGTAGCCTGCGGAAGAACATATCCTCCGCCAATGAGCCTTTTTGCATGCATGGTGCGCTCTTCAATGTCATCCATCTCGCCCGGAGTGCGCATAAATTGGTCGAGAGTCGTCTTTCCGACTTGCGTTGGACCGTAAACACCTATTCTGCGCGGCTTTAGGTAGTTATACAGTTCACGACCGTACACAACCGCGCCCATAAGCGCGCTACCAGCCATTGTTGCAACCATTATGTCACCCAACCGCGAACTTTATTGTAAACCCACTCAACAGTGTTCTCCCAAATGCTCACATCAGCATGCAATTCAAAAAAAGACACACTCAAAGCAGTCACAAACCCTGTTATCACGCACAACACCAGCGCCTTTCCCTTTTCATAATAAGTGTCAAGCGTGTTTTGAGTGTGCAAAGCGCGAAGTGTTGCCTCGGTAGCATCATCTCCGGGTGTTTTGAACAACCATCCCATTGATTCACTTCCTTTTCTTAGCGTATGTACCATCGGGGTTCCTGCGACCTGTTTGGTTACCCAGTTTCATGGGCTTTTTGGTGTCTGCTTTGTGGGCAGGCACATCACCTTCTTCCATCAACTTGATGTAATCTTGAACTTCGGGGTCTTCTTCCAATTTTTGCATTTGTTGCGAAAAAACGGCTTCCTGTTTCTTGATTTCCATTTCCATTTGACGCTGAGCGAATTTCATTTGTTGCGCTTGCATGGTTCGACTCATGTTTTTCTGCATGTTTGCAATAACTGCGCGCTGGTCCATGCCATCTTGTGCCAACATTTTGTAAATGAAGTAAGCCATTCCCTGCAAAGTGAACGCACCCATGGTGTAGGTAATCGCGTTCGTATAAGTATCGGGCGATGTAAGCCATAATTCAGCATCGAAGACAGCAATCGCGCATCCGACGAGGATGCTTACGAATGATATGAGTCCCAATACGCGTAATTCGTCTGTGTTTGAAGAGTTAGGGCTTGGTTGCATGGGGTTGCCTCCTTGTTGAGCGACAACGCGTGCGCTACATAAGCGTATTCATTCACCCTATTCTCAGTATTATACTATTATTGTTACAATAATACAAACTAATTATTCTTATTAGAACGAAATGAGATTATCGAGAATCCTCAATCATCTTCCGGCATTTGTCGGAACCGATTTTGCGGCAATTGCGGTGGCTTGAACGCGAACGGAGGCAATTCACCCGCTTGGCCGGGTTCTGCCGCCTTGTCATCGTATGGCTGACGGATGGTCATCGGAAGCGGTTGTTGAACTGGCCCCTCACCTGCTTGCGGGTAGCGTTGCGCGAACTGTTGGGCTTGAGAACCGAGTCTTGTTCTTGCATCACTGGTACTGCCTGTCGCACCCTGCTGAGGTGCTGTCCCACTTGGTTGCGTTTGCATTTGCTCTCCTTGCGGTCCAACCGTCGCCTGTTGACCGATTGGTCGCGAAGAAGGACTCATTGGGACTGTTCCTCGCTGTGTCGCAGGGCCTTGCAATCTCTCACCAAACTGCTGTTCACCATAAGCAACTGCGTCGTAGGTTTCCAAATCCTCATAGTCGCCAAAAGTAATTGTAGGGTGGAACATTGTCGCTTTCGCGTTTATCCCTTCTATTTGCTCGATGAGTTCTGCTGAAACTTCGCCGTTTTCTAAGTCTTTTCTCAATTCACTCGCGTTTCCATAGCCATTCTCACCCATGAGGTCAGTCATAGCCTGCATTCGCATCCAATTCGGGTAGTGGCGGAATAGAGCCATTTCTTCCATTTGCGCGACAATCTTTTCATCTCTTGCTTTAGATTCATCAGTCACTGAGGATTGAGCGGCAACACTGTCTTGGTAAAGTTGGTCAATTTCTAATGGCAACTTTTGCGCACTACTCTTGGATACTTTAGAATTTTTCAATACATCGTTTTTGAAATCCAAACCACTGGTTAAACCGCCACCGAAATCTTTCTTCGTGTTTTTCAAATCAATAGAACGCTCCATGTCTTCTTCATCATCATAGCCAAACATACGCGCCGCTTCGTTGTAAGCAAATGTTTGCAAATCGCCTCGCATTTGCACTGTCTCAAAGAAGTTCTCGACACTTAGGCGCGTATCAGCACTGTTGCCATTTGCTTTCATCGCGTCAACAACTTTCTTGTGGAAGTTGGGGTGTGAAATATCATCATAGGATTCTAAGAACTTCTTCAGCATTGAGAGCCTTGCGAATTCAACATACATTGGCTTCACAATTTGATTGACTGCTCGCTTGTGACCAGCATCAAGCCCCTTACGCGGTCCACCTCTCGGAGAATCCCCTTCTTCTTTTTCAAGTGACAAGTAATCTTTGATGCTTGAATAAGATATTCCTTCTGCGGATAATTTGTCGAGTAAAGACTGGTCCCAACGGATTTCACCGTCTTCCATTTCAAGGTTCTCTTGGTCGCGAACATCATCGGGAGCATTGAACTCATCGTAAAGTTGACTTAGCGCAGGGTTTGACATTTCACTCAACTTTTGTTTGACAAGAGGTTTCTTCATTTGACCGACAATTTCCTTTGTCTTCTCCGCCTTTTCTTCGTCAAAATTCGATGTGTGCAGGTAGCGATTAAGTGCATCCATCATTGGTTTTGAATGCTTGAACATGTCTCTCAAATCTTTGAGACTCAAATGAGGCTCCGCCTTGCTATTTGGCGCGAATATGCCTTCATCGTTTTCAGCGTCAGTCAACCAACGACCGTGATTGTAAACAAGCGACTCATGAGACATCCCCGACTCCGACTGCACCTTATCATCATCAAGCGAAAACAGTTTTTTGTTAGCCTTTCCCTTTTCGTTGTATTTCTTTGGGTAATCTTTGACCATCAAATTGTGCAATTTAGCGCACGCTGTTTGCACAGTGTGATTGCGTTGACCGTGCGACCCTGCGATGTTAGGGTGGTTTTGAATTACACTCAAGAGATTATTGACCTTCTCTTCGCTTGCTCCGTTATTGATAGCCTTAGCCGCCATCCCTTCTGCGCGCTTTAATATCTCATTGTTATGGTGCGCGTCTCGCAAACCTTTCAGTTTTTCTTGCGATTCGGAGATTACACCCATAGCATCATCTATGGGATTCACTTTCGCGTCGCTTATTTCGGGCGCTTTGCTCCGTTCACTGAATGCGTTAGAATAATAGTATCCACTCTCGTTAAAATCCTTCTCAGTCATCTTAATCTTGGCTTTCTTAGCGTAACGCTCTTTGTTCAACGCTTGAATGGTTTTCAATTTAGTGAGAGGTAATGCTAACCCCCTTTCGACCGCATCGCGATGCATTTTCGCAGTGAAATTATTGCGTCCTGTTTTACCAACACCTTCTTCATCAAGCCGTTGTTGAATCATAGCGTTAAGACCATTTTCATCGTAATGTTCTCCGTAGTGAGGGCTGTGCTTGTGTCCATGGAAAACTTCACCTGTTTCTTCATCGACATAACCCCCGAAGTATTCGTCCACTTGGTCGGGGTCAAGATAACCGCTACCGTGACAATGCGCGCACATACCATCCGAACATCTTCCTCCCTCGGCGTCGGGGTGTTCTTGGTCGCATTCGGGGCAAGCAACTCCGGGGAACTCATGCCCTCGCATGTCCGAATGATGGCTATCAAAATCACCGTGATTCGTGGCGCGCAGATTCTTATGGATGTAATCCTGCATCTTCGGGCCGTTAGGGTTAGCACCAGCCAAAGCAGGGTTGTGTGCTTGAATGAATGAAATCGCATCATCCATAGTGACCTTTCCACTACCTCCGCAAAGGCCACATCCTGTCGCACTGTTCATCACCCAATTTTCTTGCTTCCCTTCCGTATCATAAGCCTCGCGCTGTAACAATTCTCGGACTTGATGTTCTCTCATCTTACCACTTGGGGGTATTTCTTCTTGAGGTATTTCCTCTTCTTGTGTACCAAGCACATCGTCTATGAGTTCTTTGTTCCAATCCGCATTATCTTCATTATGGAAAGCATCGTTCGCGAGTGTCAATTGTTTTTTGGTTAATTTACGACCATGTTGTTTGAGGCTCAACGCTTGTAGCGTTTCAGCGTCAGTCAATCCATACAAAAGTCGATTGTTTTGCTGGTGGGTCAATCCTGTTCCAACGCTTTGTCCGATAGCGCCCGTCATGTATTCATCGGGACGATACATGAAACTTCGATGTTCGTCTCCGTAGCCGTCAGCCAAGAATACATCGGGAATAGGAAGGCCGTCTTTGGATGTGTAAAGTTGCGTCGTTAGCGCACTGAGTTTATTCCTCAAGTGTTGGTCATCTTTCTTACCAAGAAGCGGCGCTAAGAGGTGACCGATTTTGAGGAACGCGCCGAAGGCTTGTTCTGTACGATGATTGTCGTAATCCACATCTTTCGCTAAGCGATTAGCAGTCTTATCATGCGAACCCGCCCTGCTTTTGATAGTTTTGAGGAATTCCGGTAAATTCTCAATCTCACCATTGAGCGCCTTTTTCTCAGCCGCGCTTCTCATTTCAAACGATATTAGTTTGTTGCTATGGTTGGGTTCGGTGATTTGCATTCCACTGTCTTCATGGAAATCATCATCATTGGCTACTGGAACATCTTGTGTGAGTGGAACCTCAAGTTTCAGTGCGTAATTTTGGTCATCGTATTTTGGTGGTCTAATATCAACAACAGCATTCTCTTGCCCACCAATGTTGATTTTCATGCCGTTTGAAACAACGCCATGTAAGTGGAAATCTTTCGCGCTCACCTCAACATAATCTCGACCAGCCACACCGCGATTAGCAAGCCGCATCTTCTTTTCTTTAATTTGGTTCATGCTTGCAAGAATATCTTGCTTAGCAAGTTCGCGCATTTCTTTCAAGCGCGCTTTCAATTTCGCATGCCCTTCGGGGTTTGACTTTTTACTCAAGTCACCGTTCTCCATACGCTGGCCGTATTCTTCTTTGAAACTCTTTTGATAATCTTCCCATTCGTCAATTGATGGTTGAATGTGTTGCAAAAAGGAATTGTAGCGTCGCGCTTTGCTTTCGGCCCTTTTCGCGGCGTTTGCTTCTCCGAACATAGAGGCAATGAACTTTCGTCGCTCTTTTCTGCTCCTATCATTCCCTTTCCTATCCATCTTTGTCAGCGATTTGAGATTGATGCGCTTCCCTTCGGGCGTCGTCAACGCTCCACTCTTTATGTCTTGAAGAATATCAAAGGCTTCCACAACTCCACTAAATTGCGCGGCGGTCAAGTTTCTAATACGCGACTCTTCTCTTTGCGCGTCGTTTTGGAAAGCAGACGCGTGAATTAACCCCAATGCCTGTCTTTCATGAGGTGTTCTGCGTGCCGCCCCCCGCTTACCTCGCGGACGGTCGCGCATATCAAGACCAAACTCATGTCCGATTGCTTCGGCTCGGTCATGATGCGGTGAAGAAGGATGAACGATGGCTTTCTCGATTTGCTTTTTCAAATACTTTTTCAGTTCGCCTCCGCGACGGTCAATGCCCTTTGTGTCTATCACACCATCGTCGGTTTGAAGAGGTGACCCGTCTCGCTGAGTCAACCCATATCTGCGCAACATTTGTCCAATGTACTCATCATCATCATCGGCGAAGATGTATTTCGCGATAGTAAGAAGAGAAATCTCATCATCATTACCCATCAGTGGAATGCTACGACTTCTTGAATCATCATCATCCCACCTGTAATCCAATTCGGGCATGTAAATTCGCGAAAGAGCATAAGGTGAAACACCACGGGGGCGGTATGGGTGGTGTCCTTGTGCCTCTTCCTTGGTTTCATTAGCGAAGTGCTTAATGTCACACGCTTTGCACGCCTCTTTCTCAATTTTGTTTTCCACACGCTCTTCCGGTGACATTTGATAGTGCTCTCGGAATTGCTGTTTTTGCTCCTTGACCTCTTGATGCCGAGCAAGACCCTTGGCGCGAGCATCATTCGAGCGCTTCCAAGCATACAGGGTTCTCAAAACGGCCCCCTTGGATACATCGCCACCGAATTTACCAAGAAGTTTCATGAAACCGTTTCTGTATCCTTGTACGGAGAATCCGCTCTTCGCGTACTCCATTCCCATTTCGGCAATATCAATAGGGTCGATTCCTATTTCCGAAACAGTCTTGCGCAAATCAAGCAAGTCGTGGTTTAGTTTGTTCAAGTATCCGGGCTTCAAACCTGTTTCCAATACGCGTTCGTATCGCGATTTATCTTTATCATTGAATCGCCCCAACTCAGCGTAAGGGTCATCGGAATGAAGTATTGTGTGAAGATGGTCCATGTCATCTGCATGAAGCGCAAGTTTCTCCACTTCGCCTCGGTCCATGCCGAGTTTTTCCAAATGGTTATTGAATTGCATCATGTGCCTACCCGAACCTACGAGCAAGTCCATGAAAATTCGCGATTTCTCTTCAATTTCACCAGCCGACAAATCACGGTATGGGTGTCCTTCGGGGAAATCGGAGCCATCGGGTATTTCACTGAAATATGTAGGGTTGTATGCCCTTCCACTCACATCATTCAAAATTTGATTGTAGTGAACTTGATATTCATCATTCGTCATGTCGCCGAAGAGAACCATGTTCTCTAAGTCCTTGAGGCGATAATCCGATTTGATTTTCTGCTCTCCTTGACGGTCGCTTGAGATAAAACGACGCGCGCGTGCTTGGTCTTGAGGTGTGTCTAATTTAATATCACTGAGTTGAGTACCTACGGTTTTCTCACCGCCTTTCTCAGCAATCTGTGTACCGCTTGCTGTTAAGTCAGCCGTCTCCTGTCTGCTCACTCCTTCGGCTTCATTGATTGTTCGGAAGATACCAGTTTCACTCAACGCCCTTTGCAGTGCAGGATGCAATCCGGTCATATCTTCAACCTCTATATCACCATCCGCAATCTCCAACCTCCTTTTCTTTGATGTTGGGTTGTTAGGGTCTTTTATGAAAGGCTCAGCGTATCTTTCGTCAGCGTTAGGTTGCGTTATGCTTCGACCGACATTCTTCGCGGCTCGATGGAAAGCGTGAGTAACGAAATCGGGTCCTTGTCCAGCAATCGCTTCGCGTCCAAATCTGCCACCACGCCCTGCGCTTCCAATTGCGCGCTCTTGTAAGAAAATTCTCATGAAGTTGTTCACATCTTCTTGCACCAGTGGTACTGCATCTTTCTCACTGACTCCTTCTTGTTGCGCTTTATTGGTTATCAAGTTGCGCCATTTTGCTACATCGGATGAAGCAACCTTTGACTCTTCCAAATCCATGGTTTTGAAATCAACTTGCGGCAAGACTTTTTCATAAAGTTTACGCGCGGCCTCCATTCTCCCTTCATCAGTGGTGTATCTTCCGTCAGCGGTCAATTCACTCAACGCTTTTCGCCCTTGAGCCGACGCCTCATCCATCTGTTGTTGAAAGTAATCGGGCATAGTGCCGCCACGCGACGGTACAACACGAACAGCACGCGGGGAGACTTGGATGTCTTCCATGTCTCTCAAAGTCGATGTGCTAATCGGGTGTTTACTCTTGTTTTTCAAGTGGTTCAGCACGCCCTTCTGTTGCTGTTCGCGCTTTCGTCCACTTGCATCAATGCCTTCGCGCATCCATTTGCCTATTTGGTTCGGGACGCGATTCTTTTTCATGAAATCTTCAAGCGAACCATGGTCCTCTTCGTCCATTTGTTTGCGGAACCCTAATTCTTCACCGAAGTGCTTAATCATACCATCAAGAGCAGTCAGTACGGGCTGTGTGAGCATAGGGAGAGCCATGATGCTCGGTGTGGTGATGTTGCCCTCTTCGTCTTTGATGGCCTTGTATCGCGCATCATCGTCCAAATCAAACAACTCAGCGAACATGTGATTATTCGCGTAAATTATGTCACTGTAAAGCGCGTCATAGTCAATCTCATCATCCTTCATGGGCGGATTTTTCATGAGGTTCTGTAAGTAGGGCCTCAAAGCAACCTGCCCGTCGAAAATGGCACGCTCTTTTTCGTTCATTTGAGCGTAGTTTTTATTGGTTTTGCGAGGCGCTTCGTCAGCCTTAACGATGCGGATGAAGCGACCCATGATGAAGCGCACGACGAGCCTACCCTTGAAGGTAGCGGTTGGTGGGAATTTTAGCATATTTTTTTTAGGAATGCGCGCAGTTAGTTTTTACACCCCCCACGAAAAAAATGTCTGTATTCCGCATGCGGTTAAGCAGGGCAAATTGCCCTGCGCGAGACGCGAGTCCGGCTAACGCGAGGGGGTATTTGCCCGCGAAGCGCGAGGGCCACGCAGTGACGCGCGCAGGTTGCATCAGCGCTAAGGCATTGCATCGCGATAAGCAACCACGCGATGCTCGCGCGGGTTGTCGTCCCGCGAAGCCCGATTCATCATCGCGCTCCTCCAACCGTATGGTTGCGTTCGCGCACTTGCAATCCTTAGCGCAAGTTAGCGCGAGACAAAACGCAACCCGATTTTGGCTACCCCCCCTTATAAGCCGACGCGGAATATGAAACAGATTTTGCCTCGGCATGACCGAGCAACGATGTGAGAACATGGGAACAACAAACCAAGCAACAGGAACAGAAGCAATACACCTCATCGGTGGTCTGCGAGTCTTCGGAACTCGTGGTATCGTTGATGAAGGCAAGAAACCGAACACTGAACAGAACCACAGGCAGTTCATGATGAACCCGAAGTTGGCGGCTCAAGTGGCCCACTTCGTGGCGTCTCATGGCTTTGCCACTGGCTCAATCAAGACATGGTGGGACAACAACCGGAAGAGCGGACTCAACAAGAGCCAAGCGAAAGCACTCTCCGAAAGCGTCTTGGCAATGCTCGATGAATACCGCATCGACAAGGCTCTCAACGAAGGCCTCAAGGGTCGTCTCAACGACTTCTTTGCACCACTTGTCGAAGACTGGCTCAGCGACGACGACGACGACGACGACGAAGAGTTCGTCGAAGAAGACATCGCACCACCAGCCGAAGAACCAGTGTTTGAAGAAGAAGACATTGAAGACCTTCTCGGAAGCAGTGAAGCGTCTGTCGAATCCACCGACATGGTTTCCTTTGAGGAAATCATCGCAGTGGTCGAAGGCACTCCTGCTGACAGGTCAGCGATGGTTCAAGGAGCAATCCTTGCTTTCACTGGCTCCGACAATGCTCTCAACAGCGGCGCTCAGCGATTCTATCGCAACGGCTCGCAGAAGGACGGCGGCATCAGCATCACTGGCAAAGGATTCAACCTCACCAGTCCGCTTGACTTCTTGCAGAAGGTCGCAAAGCACTGTGGCGCAAACCTCGCTGGCCTCGCTTCATGGCGAAAAGGCACAGGTGGCAACCGTGATTGGGCTTCCAGTGTGTTGAAGGACCAAAAGTCCTCCATCACCATTGGAATTGCATGGTGCGTCGTGGCTGTCAAGGCTGGCGTCGTCACCTTCGACCATGACCTTCGCAAGTATGTCTCCGATGAAACCATCGAAGCGCTTCACGATTACTTCGTGGACCCGACTGCTGACATGACTCACCCAAACGCTCCAACCAATGGTTGGTTCCTTCCATACAAGCGGGGCAACGCTGACTGGAAGACCTCCGGTGACTCAATCAAGTCGATTGTGGACAGCCTGCTCCTTTGATTGAGTAGCAACCCTTCACACTTCTCTCATTTGGGTGGCGGCCAACGCCTTCTCCTGCCTCTTGATATGCATGGAGCATTGCCCCTTTGGTACAGGGGTGTTGACTGGTTCGATTCCAGTAAGAGGCTCTTTCTCCTGCAAGGGAGTCAACCCTATACCATCAAAGCGCGGCAGGATTACGCGACACCGATGGTGGGTTGGCTCCCGCCTTTTTTTTATGCCTCGCAGACTCAGCGTACCGCTTCGTCTGCTCTCTCCGGCATAACATACAGGCAGTCGCCAACCGTATGGTTGTGCATTCACCGTTCTCCGTAGCGAGAATATCTCATCTTCTCTGTCAAGCACGCACGAAAACAGACCGTGCTGACATATCACTTGTTGCCTCTCAAGCAACACATCATATTCACCTCGCTCACATAGCGATTACAATTACACTCATTAACTGTGAGGCGCATCTAATGTTCTGCGTCGCGCTAAGAAGCACCAACACGAAAGGTTCTATCAAGAATCTTATGTTGTTGTTATAATAATAATAGTATTATTCTTATTAGAAAGAAAATAGAATATCAATAAAAGGAAGTGAAACAATGAACGAAGAAGAAATGATTGAAGAAGCAATGCAACGAGCCTTGATGACCCCCATCCTCCACAACCGTGAGGCTGATGTGGACTACTACCTCGATGAAGTACGACGAGAACAACAGAAAGCAAACGCGATTGAGCAATGGGAATCAATGCTCCCCGATGAATGGGACACTCACAAGTTGGGTGGCATCACAAGTTCACGCATCGCAGTGTGCGCTGACGATTGTGAAGCGTGCAAGTTCCGCTTCGCGCTGAAGACAATGCCACTCACTGTGTGGGTTGGAGTCGATGAAGTTGGCACTCCCGTCTTTACTACGAGAAGCAAGCGCTTGGCTGAACAACTCTGCATCACCGAGTGGGAAGGAGAAATCATCACCATCACCGAAATGGATGTGACACAATGACGACAATGCCGCTCACTGTGTGGGTTGGGGTTGCCGCCAACGGCAGACCCGTCTTCGCTACAAGAAGCGAGAACTCAGCGCGTGACTTAGCGAACGATGGATGGGCAGGGTGGACAGTCACCGTCACCAAAATTGAGGTGGAACAATGACGATTACAAAATTGACGAAGGAAACAAACATCAACGCTATGGGTGGAGGCATCACCGCTGAAGTCCTCGATGGCAAGGCGCGACTGTGGCAGAACGAAGCGTTCAGCAAGTGGCTTGGTCTTGAAGACCATCGCATGACTGTCAAGGCGGCAACAGGAGCGGGTAAGACTTACCTCGCTACCATGATTATGTTTTGGTGGCTCAACCTTCACGGTGAGGATGCGAAGATTGTCTTCTGCGTCCCGACAACAACGCTGGTCAAGCAAACCTCCGAGCATCTTCGCGGTTGGAGAATCAAGTACGCTCGTTGTTCATCAGCCTATGGCAATGAGCATCAGTTGAACAAGCCATGCTACATCACGACATACCAATCCCTCAAGAAAGTCAAACTGAACAAGCACTTGAAGGACAAGAAAATCCTCATCATCGGTGACGAATGTCACACCATTGGTGCTGAGAAAACACGAATCGAATTCGACGACTTCCAAGGCGACGCTTGTCTCTTACTCTCTGCAACACCGGAGCGCGACGATGACATCTCTGTCATGCAAATCATGAACGCCCCGCTATCCTTTGAACTCAATCTCATTCAAGGCATTGAGCAATCACGAACAAGCAGTGACGCGCTTGACTTCACAGTTCACTACTGCATCGTCAAGCCGAACGCTGTTGAAACCTCTCTGCTCTATGAGATTGAAGAGGAAGTTCGCATTGCATACCACGCCGCTAAGTCTGCGGTGAACAAGGCTGGTGGCAACCCCGACAGGCTGTTGTCATTCCAAAACAAACACCTCGGTGGCGACGCCGCCGTTGCTTTGCAGTCATACAAATACAAGACAATGCTGCGCAAGCGATTGGAGAATCAAATCGAAGCACGCTACGATGTGACTCAAGCAATCATGCGATTACGACTCGGCAACAAAGACGCGGTGTTCCATGAAACAATCTTCGGCATCGAACGACTCAATCAAATGTGTATGGATGAGGGTATCAATCCTCATGTGTATCACAGTGGTATGGAATTGACATACGACCAAGCCATTGCATACCCCGAACTCAACACACCTGCTTTCAAGAAGCGACTCAAGGACTACTCCAAGAATGCCAAGCGCGAACTCACACGATGGAAGGAGTCAGCAAGTGACTACTTGCTTACTTGCAAGTCCCTCAAGGAAGGTTTCGATGTTCCCGACATGGATGGCCTCATCATGATGACTGGAACAAACAGCGTTCGCTCTCGCATTCAAACCATTGGCCGTGTCTTCCGAGGCGCTAAGCACAAGGACATTTACTTCCTTGTTCTCGATGGCGTCGGCGACAACGGAAGCGGCGACGAGCGTTGCTTTTGGAGAGTCGTTCAAGACACAGGCATCCCGCATGACAAAATCAAATACACCACTCTCGCGATGCTTCAAGCAGGCATTGCATCAGTATCTCACGGTGAAAACAATGAATACATGACCTTCCCTTCTTCGGATGAAGAGGAAGAGGAAGAGCCATTCGTTTTCATTGAAGATGATGTACCAACAGTCACGGAGGAATCTCTGTGAATCAAAGTCCAAGGACAACAAAAAAAGGAAGTGAACAAACATGAAAGACACAGCAAAAATGAACCCCCGCTATGAAGCACCGAAGCCCGACCTGCTCACTCGCAGAGTGATGCACACAGAACGACACCCTGCCGTACCACACAGTAAGCAGACGCTTACTCAAGTGGTGAACAGACTGTCGAGAACGAAGACACCTGCCGGAACGAAAGAGACAGTGGACTACGATGGAAGAACAGTCACCGTGAAGCGAGTTACAGGCGCAGTGCTTGTCACTGGCTTCGCGACCAGTGGCACAGTGCGCTACCGCCTCGATGAACAATTGCAACAGCACGCCGACTACCTCGCCGCATTCAATGGACAAGGTGAGGAAGAATGACTATGCATGAACTGCTTGTGGCTGGTGACATACACTACTACGGAAGCGCGTCAAATTTCAACTTCGCATTGAACACCGGAAGACTTGACGAACTCTTGCGACAAAACATGACTGATGCTCAAGAGCATGGCGCTGGCGCTATGAAATTGAAGTTCGAGGTGTTGCTTGTCAACGAATGTTGCGGCCACACGAAAAGCATCAATGGATTGACTACCATTCTTCACAAGGACAAAGACGCTCCGCTTGATGGCGCGTACTGGTGGTTCAACAATGCCATTGAACACATCCGCGACACTGAAATCATCATGATTCGATTCCATGAAACCAACCCGCAAGAGGTGTTGAACGATGAGTGATTGTGTGGCATCCAAAATCTGCAATCTCGTTGAAAGGGAGTCGATACTCCTTGCCGAGAGGTACGAGCGACTGAAAGACAAGGTGGACAATGCCATCCAAGTTCTCTCAAGGGAAGGAATGGAGTCGGTTGCACCCGACAGCATTGTCATCCAATCCGCACTGCTCATCTTGAAGGAGGCTCTCGCATGAGTGAAGCAAACATCATCCGAGCAGTCAAAGAAGTTCATCAGCGCTTCCTTAGAACTGGCGAAGTGAGTGGCTCCCACAGTGATGTCGCCTTTTACAATGCCATTCTTCATCTCATTCCAACAGGAATCACAAGCGCCGCCATTGGTTCGCTTGACCTCAAGAACTTGTCAGCATTCAGTATGCTACTCACTAACTTCATTGAAACGAATGAAGATGAGAAGCGAAGCGCGACACTTGACAAACTTGCACGACACATTCAGTGGGGTGAAACAGTATGAGTGGCAACGCAAAGACTCGACGCGCTAACACAATGAAGTTGGTTCATGGCGTCATGAGTGTTGGTGAGAAGACCAAAGCGCGAATCATCATGGACAGATTGATTGACACTTACGGTCCTTCCCATCACTACCTGCCGCGCAGTACCAATGCTCTCGCGGCAATCTTGCGAGGCGAACACACCATGACTCAAGTGACTGAACACAACCGAAGATACTCATGGAGGCGGAACCAGTGACTCAATGGAACACCGTGAATTTCACTCGCAACTTCTATGCTCTCGCTCGTTTCGTTCACGACTCCGAGAGTGCCATCCACGAAGAGATTGCTCGCAACAAAGAGGCAAGCCGCGCTACCAACCACATCCGCCAAGCCGTTGACTTCAAAGTTCAATCAGCCATCGGCTTTGAGCCAACTGAACACAGCGACTCGCCACCCTGCATCCCCACCACCCCGACGACCAAGCCCAAGCCATGCATTGACTTCGGCTTTGAACCAACGGAGGGATGCGAGTGACCACTCTCAAGATGCGAATTGAGACAGACGAATACATCTTTGAAGAGTACCTTGAAGATGCCACCGACAGCACCACACCATCACCATGCTACGCCGCATGGTCACAGTCCATGCTTGCACTGCAAGCAGACACAACCAACCCTATGGAGGGAACACAATGAGTACACAAATACACATAACAAACGAACAGACAAACGAAGCCCGAACATTCCGTACCGAAGCGCAAGCGCAAGAGTACATTGAGACACACAGCCGCGACGGTTATGTTGCTAAGAAAACATACCACGCGAAAGTATTCGGAGTGACACGAACGAACTACATCATTGAGTTCTCGCGCCCTGCAAATGCACTGCGCAACTCGCGAAGAGTCATTGATGTGTTGCGAGTCAATGAGAAGCATATCATTGAGAACTTGTTGAACGAAAGCCAACTCAAGAAGTTGAAGAAGGCAGACTTGATTGCACACATGGAATCAAACGACATTCGTGGTGCGCAACCCAAAAGCAGAAAGGCTGACTTGCTTCGCATCATTGGGCAACACGCTTACAATTTGTATGCTACCAACATGAGCCTCTCAACCAACGGCGACCCCGAACACGATGAGGCACTCATCGCAAATCTCAAGGGGTCGGTTGAATGAAGCCAACACCTATCCCCGAAGACGGATGGACTGAGGCTGACATTGGACGCGAAGTGGTTCTCAAGATGCCTCACGGCACGCTTGTTCAAGACCGCATTGTATTCATCACTTACCTCGACGGGGACCAACTCATCGGTCCTGCGACAGAACTCGGTGCGCTTGCCGCACGCAAGTCTTTCATCATCCCCGTACTCCTTGAGCATGACAAGTGGCTCATGAGCATGGACGACGACACGGAAGGTGACAACCATGAGTGACCAAACCTGTGTCATTTGCGCGAAAGTGTTGGGTGACCATCCCACTGAACGCAACAACCCCGAACCGCTCGCCGACTCCCTTGACGACGGGTGGGCTTGTCGCTCTTGTGATTCCTTTGTCACTGCCGCGCGAGCGCTTCCTCTCGGTGACTACCCACTCGCATTGACCTTCTTGCGGATGGCCTTCTCGATTCAAGCGATTGACAAACAAGCGCTTGCCTTGATGGACGAAGCGATGGCTGACCTTGGGCAGAAGCAGACGGAGCGCGAAGAAGACTACGGTGTCTTGCTCGGCGGCGAAGATGAGGGAGATGATTCACTGTGAGTATCTATGACTATCCTATCAAGACACAGATTGGCTTGACCTGTGGTGGCACGCAACTCACTGACAACAGCAACCACCACATCCGACGGATGTTTCGTTGCTGGCTTGACGGTTCTTACAACGGTGAAGAATCATACAGGACTCATTGCGAGTTCGTCAAACTCAACCACCAATCTTACATGAGGATGCGCTCATTTGTCATCAATCAATTCTGTCGATACATCGCAAGAGATTTCCACTGCTCAACAGGACACGCGCAAAAGTGTCTTGTTGATTGCATGACCACCGACCAACTCAACGCACTCAACGACGCACTCATTGAAGATGCGAAAGACCTCGTTGCTGACTACATTGAAGAACAAACAAAAGGAAGTGAAGAAGAATGAACCCCGACCAAGTACAAGAACTGACCATGCTGATGGAAGACCCTGCGACTTTCATCACGCTACAAACGAACGACGGCGGCGATGGCCGACGAATCCTCAACGGCTCTGCCTTTGTGAGACACGACAGCATCCACCGAGAGAAGTTCCTTTCTCCGGCGCGCTCATATCATGACCTGCCTCATGGTATTCTCAAAGGTCACACATGGGTTGACGCTCGTGTCATGGGTAAGCCGCATGGTTCCCGATGGGTATCCACGACAGTCTCTGCGCCTTTTTACATCTGTGACTTCACTTATTTACAGGTCGTTAAAGCACCGACGCGCGACAATGTTCTTATACCCTCACCCACAGGTGACACTATGCCGCGCGTCATTACTTCTTACGAAGACATGTTCGAGTCGTTGAACACGACAGACGACGAGCCATTCATCGAGGAAGATATGCCACTACCATTCATCGAGGAAGATATGCCAATGCCATTCATCGAGGAAGACATGCCACTGCCACAAGGAGGCGATGAGTAATGCCTAAGCAACCCTGCGAGCATCTTGCTCGCGCATCACAGTCCACAGGACACCAAAAAACACGGAGGAATAAAATATGAAACCCGAAAACAGAACGGCCATCATCGGTACGGTGATGGACAAGAAGCCAAACATGACACAGATGAGTGTACTCATCAGTGAGACGAACGAAAGCAAGCAAGTGTGGGTCCCCGACTCATGCGTTGCGCACCAGTATGTGGTGGATGGAACAACCATCGTGCTTCTGCAAGACACGCAAATGAACGGCGCACTCTTGAGTGTTGCGCATGTTTACAAAGCCTTTGCAGGACACACCAATCATGCTGAACTCAAAGACATGTCCGACGCGTGGATTGAGTTCGGTACTGTAAACACACAGACTGAGCCGCAAGCATTTGTTGAAGAAGACATGCCAACTGAGGAAGAAACATTTGTTGAAGAAGACATGCCGACTGAGGAAGAAACATTTGTTGAAGAAGACATGCCAACCGATGACTACGATGACAGCACCCCTTCCTTTGAAGGCGCTGGCATTGACTTGGCCCTTCCGACACAGGACGCTGATGCAACTGCGCAAGCCAAGAAGAAAGCAAGCGCAGTGGTCAAAGCGGCACAAGCACGCGAGGCTCGCTTCGCCGCCGCTAAGGAAATCAAAGAGAACCTCAACACTGACTTCGCTAAGGCGTTTGCTGACGGCAAGCGACACGAAGACATGATGGGTGCTTGGAACTTTGAAGCAGATGTTGTGGAGATGGCGCAGGTACGGACTGACCCAATCACTGGCGAGCAGACCGTTCACATCCCGCGCAACCCTAACACTGGTGAAGCGAAGGTCCGTTGCATTGTGAACCCAACCCTTGCTGACCAAGACAACCCATTCGGTGTCATGCTCAACCGAGCCATTGGTGAACACTTTGAACACATCGACCACCCCGCTGTGTTCAAGCCTGTCATCGAATGCATCAACGGCATCAATGACTCCGCAGGTAAGGAACTCATCAGTTGGGATGCTTACTCCATCAACAATGGTAAGCGCGCAATCATGAACCTTGACATTACAGGCTACGCTACCAAGACTCGCAAAGAAAGCGCATCCAACCTTGGTAACTTTGGCTATGTCAATCTGTCCGCGAACCGAATCAGTGACGCGCTTGTCGAAGAGCATGGTGGTCACCGTATTGGTGTCACCATCATGAACGCTCACGACGGTAAGTCTGCCTTGCAGTCTTTCATGTCTGTGCTTCGCACTTACTGTGGCAACCTTGCCATGCGTGGCGGTGTGCAGAACCTTCTCATGGCTGGTAGCAAATCCAAGTTGCGACACATGAAAGGGAACATGGCTGAGTTCGATGCTGACCAATTTGCTGAGCGTGTTACCACTGCTCTGCACGACGCGCAGAAGAACTTGCTCGCTATGCACATCCTTCGCCACCTTCCGATTGAACAGAACCTCTTTGACAAGGTACTCACTGTGTTCAGCAAGCAAGGATTGATTGCACCACCGACTGTCAAGATTCATGTCGCTGACCTCAATCAATTCGCGCAGACAGAATCCGGTGGCACTTCTCTCACCCTTGGAGACTTGGGTAAGGATGCAGTCAAGATGGCTGGCGGTCACGCATACAACGCAGTGCTTTCGGGATGGATGAACCCGGACCTCGGCTATGTTGCAATGGGCAAAGAGAACGGCTCCGAGTTGGACGCTAAGTCACATGGTACAATGTTCCACGCGGCTCAAGCAATGACAGGTACGCTAACCCACAACCCTGTTTGGTCGGATGGGAAGCGCACACTTCACGGCAAGTCACAAGGCATTGAGACAATGATGAAGCGCTCAAGCAAAGCAACCAACCTCCTTGAACACATGGCCTTCGCCGCAGTGAACACTTACGCGGCTCACACCGGAGAGCCTGTTGATGACTTGGAAGCAATGGGTCAATGGTTCGCTGAGAACCCCGACCAACTGCAAGTCCCTGTGTCTTCTTACAAGGCTAACTCAAGCGGCAACTGGAACCCCAAGACCGTTGGACTGACTGAGGTGCAAGACTTCACCGAGACATGGAATGTCAAGCACATCACCGTTGAGGCTCAAGTCAAGTGACGCGCTAACCGTAACCACCACCGTACAACACTCAATTGGGTAGCGGCCTACGCTAACTTCTTTCGGGGGGAGGTGAATCCTCTGTTCACTTCTTCGCCTCCCCCCACCCCCTTGACTTATGATGCTCATGGAATGATGAGCGCGTAGCAAGAATGGAGGATTTATTATGAACCCAAGAAAATACAAACAAAACAATAACGAAGCCAAGATTGCATTTGTCACAAGAATTGTGACAAGTGAGAACCGACCAATGACTGCCAGCGAAGTCTTCGCTTGCATTGACACAGACGCCATGCCCGATGTGGTTGCTCGAAGGATACACGCGAACACAAGTGATGCCGCAGGTAACTACAACTTGATTGCTAAGAAGAGAATGCTAAACAAAGAAGGATTGATGCGCGTACATTACTTCCCGTTGGGTATGAATGTTGATGGTGAGGACATACCTGTACCTGCTTACACCAAAGAGGGTGGCAACACCTTCACCAACGAGTCTGCCGACGAAGAGGAAGAGGCAAACGAATGCTGGAAGTGTGGCTCTATCGTTGCGATGGAGGACACCGTTGTTGAAGGAACCAAATCCTTCTGTTCATCATGCGCCATCCCTGCACCTGTCAAGGTTGCCGAGAAGGTTCTCGCTGACCTCGGTGCTGATGATGATGATGGTTTGCGTACTCTGCTGACCAACGAACCCATCCCTCGCGATGATGATGACCTCTTCAGTGAGCCACTCATCCTTGAAGTGCTTGCGCAGTACCACATGACCACCGTTGGTGTTGTCAAGAAACGCATCAGCCACCACATCACGACTGCTCGTACAACAGAAGACAACCGCGCGCTCTTTGACATTCTTAAGGAGATGATGTCTTGAGCATTGAATGGAGACTGAATGCAGAGAACAAAGACACGACCAATGATGGTACGGTAGTGACACGAAGCGTTGGACAAATCATTGACATCAGCGATGAAACAATCGAAGACCGAGTGATGATTCTCACCGAAGCCTTCACAGTTCAAGACGATGATGGTGAGTGGGTTGATGCTTACTCAGTCATCCGTGAGATGTTCGGTGAACCGACGCGCGTGCTTGGTATCGCTTACCTTGACGGACGACCCGTCATGCTTGGCGACTGCCCATGTCGTGGCGCACTATGTCGTGGCGCATGGGGCTGGAAATATGCGGCACGCGACCTCAACATGAGTGGACACCGAGGTAGCCTTGTTGCTCAACCATGTGACTCCATGCCGGAGCGCGCCTTTGTTCCAACGACTGGTGAGTTCATGACCGAAGCACCATACGGTATGAACCCCGAAGAATACTATCGCTTCCAGCGAGAAGAGTGGGGCGATGTTGATGAGAAAGGTCTTGCTGACTTCATGTCTGCGAACCTTGCTATCGCTGAGGGCCGAACGAACGAACACTGGAAGGTGGACTGAATGTTCGCCATTGAATCTAATCCTGCTTCAAGAGAAGAAGGTATCATGCTAACTTTTCAAAAGTGTATGCAAAGTATGGAACCTGTTGTCATTGACGGTGAACGATGGTATCACAAGAGGTCAATAATGCAAGCACATCCTCAATCGGAACCAACGGCTTACAAACAAATGGGACGCATCAGTACCTTCTTCCAAACCAAAAAGATTGGCAGTGCGGTTTACCTTCGCGTTGATGATTCAATTGATTGGCGAACTGAATTGATGGCTGGTGCTATCTCTGTCAATGACATGAGCGAACTTAACAAATGGGATAGCATCTCTAAAGTTATGCGCAATTCTCTTGAGATGATAGCGATGCTTAATCAAATCGAAGCCTATGTTTCATTGAAGGGAAGTGTCTTTGCACCATACGATGGCATTGTCGAGGACATACAGAAGCAACTCAAAGAACAAGCGCGCATCACATCAAGATTACAAAAAGCATTCAAAAGGATTGGTGATGCTTGATGCCTGTACGAATCACAACAGCAAAGTGGTTGGAAGGAAAGCACAACCCACTCCGTTTGACTTCCGGTCCCGACGCATGGGATGGTGCAGACGGACACGCTTCGGGTATCTTGCATAACGCATCGACTGTACTTATTGTGCCTGTCACTGATGCGGCGCGCATGGACTTACTCATCAATCACGGTCTTGAGTATGACTTCAATGTGAACGAGAAATACTTCGCGACTACCAACAGCGTTGATAAAACAACGATGCGCTCCTGTAACAACTTACGGATGACGACCAATGATGAAGACCTTGTTCTAATCCACGATGCTTGGTACGACAGCAAACTGATACGCCTTGTGAACAAACACTACAAGCGAGTCAAGGATGACATTGTGTTTTACGGTGGCGCTCAACGCGGACGCCCAAACATCCTTCGCATGGAACTGCCTTGTCAAGATTGGGTGGCGTTCATTGCACCACGCATGGAACTCCCCGATGAACTCGAAGCCAAGTCTTTCAATCCAACGACGGGGGAATGGGAATGAACACCGATTTACTTTGCGACCTTGCAGAGATGAGTGTTGAAGAACTGAAAAAAGTGAACACTATTGTGGTGGACCTCATCAAGAACAAGCGCAGACTTGAAAGCGCGCTTGTCAAAGCGACGATGAAGGTTGGCGACAAAGTTGCATGGACAGGACGCGACGGAGAACTGCACACTGGAACCCTTGACAAGATGAACAGAACGAAAGCGAGAGTTGTTCAACAAGACATTCAAGGGCGCGGCTCTTTGACATGGACCATCCCTTTCAACCTATTGTCACTTGCACATAAGCCTCTTCCTGTGTTCGACCCAACGACGGGGGAATGGGAATGATGTTCAAACCTATCCTGTGCAGAGACGGGACCATCATCAGCGTGCAAGCATCAAGCATGCACTACTGCTCACCTCGCAATGACTTCGCTAAGTGTTACAGCGCGGTGGAGATTATGGTTGAAGATGGTACACCCGAATGCTACAACAGTCTCGATAAGGTGCAGGCTTTCATCACTCCACAAGTATTGATGGAACTCATCGCAAATCATGGAGGCGTCGTCGCAGGTGAACTACCACCACTCAACTTCGGAAACCACATGATGGTTGACGAAAGAAACAAAGACATTGCTTGGCTTGGAAACGCTTGGCAATACGAACAAGAACAAAAACAAACAAAAGGAAGTGAAGAAGAATGAAACCAATGAAACCAGTACACCGACGATACCACGAATACATCTGCAAACTCATCCCTGTGGGGGAAGAACACAGTTGCCACTCGATACGAGTAGCATTGCGCGACTACACACCGGAACTGTATGTCAAACGCAACCGTCCTTTCCACCATAAGGAACTACCGAACACTCAAGTCCTGTCTTACATCTTGAGGGTCAGCCCTAACTTCATCAAATCAACCGTTGTTAGGAAAGGTCACGACGCGAAAGAACAACTATGGAGGCGAATACAATGAGTGCGAATTGGGAATGGAAAGAACACTTCATCTTCCTCAACACGCTACGAGAGTCGGGAGTCACCAACATGTTTGGCGCGTCCTCTTACCTTGAAAAACACTGTGACCTTGAGGGTGCGAACTCATGGGAAATTCTCATGAATTGGATGCAGAACTTTGAAGAGATTCAAAAGGAGTTGAACCAATGAATATCTTTGTGCTTGACGATGACCCTATCAACGCCGCGCGAATGATGTGCGACAAACACATACCAAAGATGATTGTTGAGAGCGCGCAGATGATGGCGAGTGCGCTTCGCAAACACGGTGCGGGTGATGAACTCATGCCAGTCAATGCCAATGGCCGTCCATACAAGGGGGGCTATCAACATCACCCATGCACTGTATGGACTTCCATCAACATCAACAACTACATGTGGCTTTACAACCACGCCTATCAGTTGTGTATGGAATACAGATTGAGATTTTCACGCGAACATGCTTGCGAAAGCAAGATTATCATGATGGTAAGCAACGGCGCGCTCGACCTATTACCTATGGGAGTACGCACTCCCTTTGCTCGCGCTTTCAACAAAGAACGATACCCGCACCTTTACGATACTGCGCGCTACACTACTGTTGAAGCGTATCGGACATACTACTCACAAGACAAGCGACGCTTTGCGTCGTGGAACAAAGGAACCCCCGCGCCTCAATGGTGGGACACAATGGAGGAATGAAAATGACCCGACAAACAAACATGAACGAAGCCCAACTAAGATTGAAACATGAACAACTGATGGAGTTGCTTGAAGAAGCATTCAGTGACCGCGCTAATACAAGCGGTGCTGGTTACTTAAACCAAGTCGCGCGACTGATGGGGTTGATTGAATGATTGACGAAGACTACATCGAGGGAGCAAAGAAAGGAATACTCATGGGCTATTGCTTAGGGTGTTCCCTCGCTTACCCATTGGAGGATATGAACAAGCAAGGCTTGTGCGAAGAATGTCAAGGAGGCGAAGGACAAATGATTGACACAGACAAATACACAGGACATACAGAAGGGCCTTGGCGAGTTGTTGAAGGTGCATACGCGGATAAGGATGGCATGCATCAAAAGATATGGGGGGAAGGAATACATCACACGGACTTGGGTATGTTTTTCCTTGCCACTGACCTCAATAATGACATACCGAAAGAGATTCAACAAAGAAGAATCGAAGCGCGACTTAACGGACAACGAGATGAGCAAGCCGAAACCGAGGCCGACAATTGGGCGGACGCTTATACTGATGAATGGATTGATGAGATAGGAAAGAACCTCCTTCTCGCTCAAGACGCACCACTACTACTCGCAGAAGTCAAGCGGTTGCGTGAGCAACTAAGGCTTGCGAAAGAATGGGTAGCAAAAGAATATCCATGTTGCCCTGTCACAATGGGCATATTTACAGAATACATAGGAGATGAAGAAGAATGAGCACAGACAAATTGAGGTTTTACGAACAATTGCTTGAAGGTCGAACCCATCATTTCGCATGGGAATTGATAAGAGAAGTCAAGCGGTTGCGTGATGAACTTGGCAAGCAGATGGAATACATCGAATGGTTGGAAGAGTTCGCCCCAAAAGCAGGGAAACACAATACCTCATGGGAGGCTTACGAACTGGCTAAGGAGAGTGAAGAAGAATGATTGACACAGACAAATACGAAGGCATGAGGCAACTGTTCCTTGACTTCATAGATACTGCGAGCGATGAAGCAGATGAAGAAGCATGGAAGAATAAACTTACTATGCTCGATGACCTGCTTACAGAAGTCAAGCGGTTGCGGGAGTTGATTGAATGACCAAGGAATACCACATCGTGAAGACAGTCAAACACACTTTCATTGTGAATGCTGAAAATGAAGCAGAGGCAGAGAAGGAAGCGTGGGCGCATGATGATTCTGCTCCCATGATGGACTACGAAGTCTATGACATTGAAATCACTTGCTTGGAGGATGAGGAAGAATGAGTCCCGAAGATGCATTGGAAAGGATGCGCATCAAGCAAGCGCAAATGGCAGTGCAAGCCGAGATGATGGTTGAGCGCGTCCACAAACTGCAAGACCTTAACCACTGTGCTGAGTCGGGTCACTCTTGGATTGTTGAAAGAACAAACGGTGCGAGCCAAACACAGGTTGACCACATGCGGATTCAATGTATGCACTGCAACGCGTGGTATGAGATTGCACGAACATACGAACAGAACGCTCAAATCACCCCGCTTTGCATCACCCACAACAACAAGGACATGACTGTTCAAGACTTCCTTAACGGAGGTGAAGAGGAATGAGTTTCTTTGTCCTTGACGAGAACCCTGTTCGCTCCGCTGATATGATGTGTTGGCTTGACTGCGAGTCTGCCGCATTTGACGGTGCGCGCATCATTGTGTCTGCAATCAAAGAACAAGGTGGGCAGGTCGATGACCTCCCTTTCCAACCACTCGACGGCCATCCGATGATTCGTTGGGCTGTCGTGTCCCGCGAAAATGCTCGCTGGTTGTTCCGAAACACTCGCGCCGCCGCAATCAAGTGGGGTAAAGACGCTGAGATGAAACAGTACCCCGAATTGATGAAGCAACTGAACGAGATTGCCTCAATCATTGACAGTCGTTGCGCTCTCTCAAATGAGATGGTTGGACAGGCCACGCTGTTTGGCAACTTTTACATTGACGGCGACGCGCTTGTCCCCTTGTCTGTATCCGACTCAAGTGTGATTAAATCCAATCGTGCTTACTATGAACAGACACGCAAGTATTTGACTTGGGGCGACGAAGATGCGAAGAACATTTACGGTGACCGAGGTGAAGAAGAATGAACATGACATACGAACGATACACAGACAACTACGGTGCGCGAATCGCACTCAAGAAAGTCCCATTCGATTTGAAGGATGAGATGAAGGCCGCGCTACCATTCCCTCAAATGGTTTGGAACGGAGGCATGGGTCTTTGGGCTATCCAAGACCGCGCTGATGTGATTGAGAAGGCTCTCGCTTTCCTCGCTGACCATGACATTACAGTGGATGGGTTAGAATACGATGAGACTGCTATTGAGGTTTCTTCTAACGCTACTGTCACATACACTGCTCCCGACAATCTCATCATGAAGTGGGACTTCCAACCCAACTGGAAGGAAATCAACGCGGCTATGAAGTCTGCCGCCGCAGGTTCAGCCAAGTGGGTCAATGCTTCCAAGTCATGGGTGATACCTATTGGTGTCGCTATGGCTGTATCAACAGCCGTCCGACCTCTCTTTGAGGCACTGGCTGATGCAATCGAAGACAACCCACAAGTCAAAGCATCGCATGAAGCAACGCTCCAACGAGTGGAACTGTCAAGCGCGGTTGAGACTGACATCGAACTACCCGACGCGGAACCGTTCAAGAGCATGCGACCTTACCAGCGCATCGCTCCTGTTATGTATATGACAGGAGGACGCGAGCGCATTCTCATCGCTGATGAGATGGGTCTTGGTAAGTCACTTCAAGCCCTCGGTTGTGTTGAGTTGGCTCGGTACGAACGCGTCTTGATTGTTTGCCCTGCGATTGTCAAGCACAATTGGGCGAACGAGATTGAGAAGTGGATTCACCTCGCAGTTCAAGACCGAGAAATCATCAGTGGAGGGAAGGGTGAGATTCGTCCTGCTCGTTTCCACATCATCAACTACGACATTTTGGACAAGCGCAAAGAACACCTGCGTGCTATCGGCTATGACTGCATTATTTTTGATGAGGTTCACCGCATCAAGAATCCAAAGTCTGCCACTACCAAAGCCGCGCTTTACATCGCCAAGAACATTGACGGTATCATTGCGCTTTCGGGGACGCCAATCACGAACCGCCCTATGGAGTTCTTCCCCACCCTCAACTTGATGATGCCTGCGACATTCAGCAACTCTTTCGCCTTCGCAAAGAAGTATTGCAATGCGCGCAAGACTGAGTTCGGATGGGATATGAGTGGCTCGTCCAACATTGACAAATCGTGGGACGGACAAACGACACCCCTCAACCACATCTTGCGTGACTTCATGTTGCGTCGCTCTATGGACGACCCGCGTATCGCAGGTGAAATGCCTTCGCTTGTTGAAACCATCATCCCTGTCGAACTGACTGATAAGCAGACAACTGCTTACAAGAACACGCACAACTCTTGGATGCAAGCATGGGTTGACCAACAACAGAACTTTGGTTCCACCGACGCGGGCTTCACACTCAACATGATGACTGAGTTGCGGCACGAAGCAGGTCTTCACAAAGTGGAGGCGGCTGTTAAGTGGGCAACAACTTACTTTGAAAACAACGGTAAGCCACTCGTCATTTTTGCGCACCATAGAGATGTGATTGAATCGCTTTATGATAGGTTGCGAGAGAATTTTCCAAGCACGCGCTTCATCAATGGTGAAACGAGTGAGAGCGACAGACAAGAGAACATACTGCACTTTCAACAAGGTAGTATTGACTTCCTCATCTGTTCCACCAACGCCATGCGAGAAGGGGTCAACCTCGACCACGCCAACACTACGCTCTTCGTTGAGCGTGAGTGGGTTCCAGCATGGGAACAACAAGCCGCGGCGCGCGTTCGCCGTATGACACAAGAAGATTCCACCTGTCACAAGGTGGTATTGTCCGCTAAGGACACCATTGATTCAATGTTTGACCAAGTGGTTGCTGACAAAGCAGACCTCGTTGAGCGTATCCTTGACGGTGAAACCGGCAAGACGCGTGAAGCAATTGGCAAAGCATTGCTGACTAAATTGAAGAAAGGAAAAGGTGCATTACTATGACACACGGAAAGAGAAAGATGAGAAAATGCCGCAAATGCGGAAGCCAAAGAATGAGAAGCGCGGGTAAATGCAACTTGCTTGTAGCACACGCGACTGAGAAATGCACAGGAACTATGCAGGTGGTTAGAGATGAGCGATGAGTTCCGAGAGGAAGAGAGCATCCCGTCAGCACCATACACTGTGCAGTTGAAGAATGGTAGGTTTGTCCTGCTGGAAGACTTACCGGACCGCACACTGAGAAGCATGGCACACAAGAACTTAGCGTCATTGCGCAAACAAATTACAAGAGTGTGTGCAATGAAAGCAGAACTTGACAGACGAGAATACAGGGACTCGCTTGCTTCCTTCCATCCGTTTAGGGATTACAACATCTTCCAAATAATGACACACGCGACAATGCTTGGTGTGAACAACTTCAATCGACTGCACCCCGAACTTGCTTTACCTAATGG